GTTCGACATCCTGCATGCATTAAATTAATGTATAACTAAAGGCACCAAAGTAATCAACTTTGGGAGAGCAATAACTAGTATATTTTTGATGAAATTTTCTTTCATGCACAACATAAAAGCGTTAGCTTATAATATTGTAAACACTTCAAAAAATGTATCTGATAGTGACTATGCTATCGTCTTAAAATGAGCTTTAAATTTTCAAAACCAGTTTGAACAACGAAAGTTGAACAATGGTTTGATTTGAACATTAAATAGATATAAATCCATTTATTTATGAGCGAAAGCCCATGTTCTAAATCAGAAAATTAAAGAACTTGATCCTTTCATTAAAACAGATAATCAAGGTTTTCCCAATGAAATAAAACCTATTAAGGAATTACTCAAAGGAGATTCACCTTGAATTCGAGTTTTGATGACTGTTCTTCGACTTTATGAATCAATAAAATTAGATGTTAAATTTAGTCAAAATTCTATTACTGACGAGTATAATGGAAAACCATTAGACGAAATCAATAAAGATTTTGAAAAATTTATAAATAATTGAATTAATAAATTTGGTCAAGAGATCATTAGTTTATTAAAGTTACACCAACTGAGCTCTCAGGAACTTTCATTCCGTTTTAAAAGTGGTCCTCATGGCCCATCAATATTAACTTCCCATTTAGATGCACTTGCATTGCAGTATCATGATGTTCATAACTATTTTATTAGTTATTGTAAAATTATACAGGCTAATACATTAATAGATGACTTCATAGATACCACAAACATGTGTATTCCAAATGTTGATAATCGTCATAGACTTTTATCTGGAAGAATATCTTTGGCATCAGAACCAGCTGGTAAAACAAGATTGTTCGCGATATGTAATTTTTGAATCCAATCTGCCCTAAAACCTCTTCATGATCAACTTATGTTGACATTAAAAGTGTTTAAAGCTGATGGGACCTTTAATCAAGTTAGACAATTCGAAAGAATTACTAAGTTGTCAAAGGGTCACAAAACATTTTGTTTTGATTTATCAAAGGCTACAGATCGTTTTCCAATAAAGTTGCAAATAACTTTGTTATCCGCACTTGTTAATCCAACATTTGCCATGCTGTGATCGAAACTAATAGCCTCCTTCCCCTTTCACTATATGGGTAAACCATATTATTGAAAAGTTGGTCAGCCATTAGGAGCTTTCTCTTCATGAGCTATGTTTGCATTAACCCATCATTTAGTTGTTCAATATTGTTATTTCAAATCATATAAAAATTTGAAATGATTTAACAAATATGGACTTCTGGGTGATGATATTGTAATCTGGGATTCTGCTGTTGCAAG